CAATTCGGTACTGTAGAAGAGTTATTAATGAGTGTATCCGGTTCAGTACCGACCGTTAAGGCCGAAGCTGTACCCCAATCGGGCAATCACGTATTCGAAGTAGTTCTATATGACTCAGTGAAGAATGAACACCGTACATATAGAGTAGTGAATACCCGTATGCCCTTAGCATTAACTAATGATCCCGTATATCGAACTATCATTAATAAAGATAAATCGATGATGGAGATCGAAAACTTTCTAAGGGCATATTCAGAGGATTACCGGAAACTGTATCCCATTAACGCTAAGTGGGATGGTCAAGAGTTCCATATGAATGAACGTGGTGTACTGAATAAGACAGCACAGAAATACTTTAAACAGTACATGAAGAAGAACCCACACGGCACGACTAAACAATTCCGTGAACAATCGTTACTGGCATATAAGCAGGTATAAATGAAACGTACTATCATTGCTTTACTGTTTACCGTAGCAGTACCCGTACAAGCTACTGTACTTAAATGTGATGTGATCATACATGATATCATTGGTGATCATATGGAATTCCGTAAAAGCTACTATAAGAAAGCTATTGTAGTTGATTCGGGTAAATCCTATTCTGTTAAATTTGAGAATAGTAATATTACTTCCCCTACTTTAAACAAAACAAAAGGTAATATTATCTTTGCCGCTGACAATGATTATGTATTCGGAATAAACCGCACAAACGGCAACTATATGTACCAAAACTTGAAAACTAAATTAGCATACACTTTCAATGAATGTAGGAAACATCAATGATATGGGTACTGGTAATCTTGCTTGTACTGGCATGGTGTAATATTTGGGGCTTAAGTAATCAGATTGAATCACTTAAGAAAGAGATGGATAATCTTAAGTGGGATTTAATAAACGAAAGAGAAATAAAACCACCACAGAGGAAATAATGCAATGAACAATATTGAAACACTAACCAATACTTTCACCGACCTAATCGAAAACGCAGCCGCAGTAGGTCTAACCATTAACGCAGTAACAGTAGAGGCTAATGATAAACATTACTCTATTAACCCATATGAAGATACGGTAGTAGAGGTAAATGCTGATGGTACACGCATACCAGAAGCCGAAGAATATGACATTCAGGAGTTCTACCAACTACACCCCGCACTATTAGAAGATTAATCCCCACAGCCCACTAATCACAGTGGGCTTTTTCTTGGTAAAGATGACAAATCCGCGTGTGTTTATATAAGAGAAATACACAATTATTTGTCATCTTTGTATGTTTTTTATACTTGAAACCAACTCTAAATACTCCTATATGGCATAGGAGTACCACACAATGACTACCATTCACTTACACTACCAGAACGGCACACAATCCATTCTAAGCGGTACTTACTCAGGGTATGAACCGTCACGCAAAGATAAGCTAATAACCGCTCATATCACCACACAGGACGGTTACGGGCTATTCATAGACCAATACACTCTTACTCTAAAGTATAAATACGTTACGCTGGATTACTCCCGCTTTAGCATAGGTCAAACGGTCTACCCCTTAGTACAGTTATGTACATTCAAAGGTACAGAGAAGAAGCACCTCACCCGCCTAAGAGATCTACGCGATGAAGTAATGCTACACGGTACTGTAGACGGCGAACCCATTCCCTACAGACTACGCATATTGATTGACCAAATGAACTAAGGACATTATGAAGATATACACAACACTAAAGAATAAAGGACATACCGCACAGCCTGATATGACAACATACACAGCATATAGTGAAGATATTAGAATGTACTGTACTGGATGTGGTTTAGATAAGTTAGTACGTTTTGGTAATGTGTGTGATCGTGGGTGTCCCTGTGAGTGCTCAAAGGCAGAAGCTAAACGAAAGAAAGAAGAAGAGAATAAAAACCAAATAGAAATAGAACGTGATAAGCGTAAAAGTAAACGTACTATCAAAACATGGGTAGATAAAGATTATATCAATAGAGTACAAGACGCTTGCCCAAACCTAATACCAATCCCCCAAACATATACATATAGTCATGAGATTATGAGAATGTATTGTACATTATGTGACGAGGTAATAGATAAGCGTCCTAATGACGCGGCAAGAGGTTTCAATTGCTATAACTGTTTTGGTACAGCTTTCAATAAAAAGATTGAAGGAACATTCTATGTACTAAAGATAATGGACAGTACAGGAAATGTAATAGCATATAAGATAGGGATAACTAATAAGACAGCACAAGAACGCTGTAAGACTATTAATAAGAGTACATCATTACAATGTGAGGTTATCTATTCTTATTCATCTATTGGCTCAAAGGTTCAAGAGATTGAATCAATCATAAAGAAATCAATCACACGTAATTATATTAGTAAAGAACTAATGAATGATGGTAGTACAGAAACGTTTAGCCCCGCTCAGATCTTCCCCGTTATCCATCTACTCTTTGAACTAACAAAGTGAATAAACACTGAATAAAAAGTGAATAAGGGTGTGAGATTATAAAATTGTGCTGATAGATGAAATCTATCAAGAATAGCACAAAATGATCAGAATAGGTCTTGACAAAAAGGTACTCCGCCGTTTTTTGAAATGTCGCGAGTTTCCGCCGCGAATTATCTTTATAATTCGTGGGATTTTTAAACCAAAACAAACAAAACGAAAGGTAAAACCTTTCAAAGCGAAAGTACAATAACAATTACCTATCAATGGTAAATGAATATAAAGTGAATAGGATGTGAATAATGTCAAAGATTAAAGATGATGGTACACGTTATACGTGGCAAGAGATAGCGGATCGGTTCGGCGTAGAACACAGTACAGTAAGCCGTATATGGTCAGGTAAGGGACTTGATATTAATTGGCCTAAGAAATTAGTAGATGATTGGTTATTAACTAATGTCATTGAACCATTACGCAACGGCGATACTAAAGGCCAAATACAAAAAGCCACACTACGCAAACTTGAAGCAGAAGCAGATATAAAAGAATTAGAACTACGTACTTCCAGTGGTGAACTAATCCCCGTTTCATTAGTACAGCAAACTTTATCCCAATACTTTTATCAAATGCGTCAAGTATTAAGAAGTATTCCCGCATCCAGCTATGTAGAACTATTCGAATCAGCCGACGCATTAGAATTAAAAATGAAACTACAAGAAAAGATAGATCGCCAATTGGAAGAAATTGGTCAGTACGAATATGAAGGAACATATGAAGAACAATTACCAGAAGATGATGAAGATCCTAACCAGATCTGTGAAGTCGATATTACCACCGAAGAAACAAAAACCGAGTGATTGGGTAGAAGCAAATTTAGTATTCCCAGATGGAGAATTACAAGGGCAAAAAGTACGTTTGTTTGAGTTTCAAAAATCAGCCATAAATGACATTGTAAATCCTAGAGTACGAAAGATTGTACTAATGAGTTCGGCACAACTCTTGAAAACCACAGTACTACAAAACTCGATGTACTACTTCCTCGCCAATGATCCAAGTAACCAAATATTCGCAGGGGCAACGGCAGGTACTACAAGTAAGTTTCGTACTGGCAAATGGCAATCAGTAATTGAAGCATGTCCGGTACTAAAAGATCTCGTTAGTAATAAGAATGATAAGAATTTTACTAATAACGATAAAACACAACAGAATTTAGATGGAACATTTACGTACTTCCTTACACTTGGATCATCAGCACAGCTACGTGGCCTCACAGCACCAAGAGTATTTTTGGATGAGGTTAGTAATGTTGACGCAGAAGGCGATGAAGGCAACCCCTTAAAGCTCGCAGAACAGCGTACAAAGGCATTCAGTACACCCCTGATTATGGTATGTAGTACACCACTCGATGAAAACGATCTAATCACACAGCAGTATGAACAAAGTAATAAACAGAAGTTCTATGTACCGTGTCCACACTGTAATCATTCACATGAATTAGTTTTTGAAAACGTTAAATTTGAGTGGAAAATTATCGATGGTGGTCGCCGTCGCATACCCGACGCAGAAACAGCACAGTTACAGTGTCCAGAATGTAATAATGTTATTACGGAAGCCGAACGTGTACGCATGATCAAAAAGGGTGAATGGGTAGTAACAGCACCAGAGATTAAAGATATCATGGGATATCACATATCACGTTTATACTCTCCAATAAACTCTATTAAATCCATAGTACAGGACTTTGCCGAAGCACATTATACCTTCGATCTCGCGTCATTCTATAATAACGTTTTGGGCTTGCCGTACATTGATAAAGAGAATACCGATCACGATTTAGTACTACTTGAAAATTTACGTGATAGTAGTATTGACATTGATAACATACCGGATGATGTATTAGGTATTGTACTTGGAGTTGACCAACAATTAGACCGCTTGGAAGTAACTACTCTTGGTATTAGTGAAAAGAATCTTTATGTACTGGATCATAGAAGTATCCATAGTATCGACTGTACAAAAATAGAAGCCCCCGCATGGAATAAACTTACAGCCTTTTCCCAATACGCATTTAAAACAGTATCGGGTAAACCGCTTAAAGTCTTGGGTGGTTTTGTGGACTCCAGTAACGGCAACGCGACAGCTACCGTATACCGCTATTGTGGTGCGTCCACGGTGTTTAAACCTATCAAGGGTGGTACTTCACCAACTAACCCACTATTCAAACAGAGTACAGCAGGTGGACACACACTAATTAACCTTAACGTTAACTTAGGTAAAAGTAACATTAGACAGCTACTAAACAGGGCAGTAACTGATAATGAAAACTCAAAGGAAGTACAAATACATTTCTCTAACTCCCTACCAGATGATTACATGCTTCAATTAACATCAGAGAAAAGAGTAATCAAAGCTGGAAATTGGATGTGGGTAAAGAAAGTAAGTACTCAGCGAAATGAAGTTCTCGACTGTTTAAACTACTCCTTAATATGTTTCAACTGGTATCTATCTAAATTAGGTTCACAACCATTCCGAAAACTACGTGAATTCAATCATAAACAGAAAGAGAAAGCTGTACTAAATACAGAAGTAAATAAAGAAGAAACTAAGCCAGTACAGAAACGTGTACAGAAATCACGATTTAAACAAGGTGGTGGATTCTTCAAATAAGGAAAAAATAAAATGGCAATTGTTCGCAAAGTAACGCTAAAGGGCGATATCATCAAAGGTGAATCAATTACATTCGATTATCCACAGGGAAGTGAAATTGATCTCATTAGCCCTACTGGTACTAAAACTTCATACACTTACCCATTCCCAGATATTGATACTAATCTTTGGGATGTGGGTATTTGGACTGCCATTATCAGTAGTCCTATTGCGTATGGTGTAAACCAATTCGAATTAATTGATCCCACAGCAAAGGTTTCTGAATATCAGGACTTGATTCAGATTATCAAAGATATCGACCAAATTACACTAGACCGTATAAAGGGTGGTGGTGTACTAAGTCAATCAATCCAAAATAAAGCACTAACCTATGAAAGTTCGGAAGTTCTAATGAAACTACGTTCTATCTATGTATCACGTGCTAATTCCCTAATTTCGGATATGAAAGGACTAAATACGGGATGCCCGATTAAGTCAGTAACGAATTTTAGGAGAACAAAATAATGTGGCCTTTTAATAAAAAAGAAGTACCAGTACAGGAACCAGTAAAGCAAATACGCCAATTAGATCATAAAGTCCCATTGATGAAACACAACCCCATGAAGCGGGCAATGTCATCTCTAAACATGGGATCACAATCACCCGTTATCAGTTTTGGTTTTGCTTCAGGTAATCAGGCTGGAAATATTAACGCAATCATTAACCGTACTTTACCCGTAATGGTCGCCGCTTCACGTGAGTTATCACTAAAGAATGGTATCGTTAAAAAGTATGTTTCTACTAATAGTAGTGGGGTTACTGGTGCTGACGGTTTATACATCCGTCCATGCGTACACGTTAGTGATGATGATTCAATAAATAACGATATAAACAAACTACTTGAAGAACATTTTTATAAATGGGCAGAAAACCCTAAATTGTTTTCACGTTGCGGTACTTTAGATATCAGTACATTTCAACGTTTAGTAGAACGTACCCGTAGTATTGATGGTGATTGTTTTGTTCGTATTCATGAAATTAATGGTTCACTACAAGTAGAAATTATTGATTCCATGCGTATAAGTACATACCAAAACGTACTACTACCATCAGGAAACTACATTTCAAATGGGATTGAATTTGATGGTATTTCTAACCGTCCAGTAGCTTATATGGTTACACGTTATAACCCAATACTATACAACTATGATATCGGTGAACGTGAACGCGTACCCGCTGAAGAAATTCTACATCTATTCCAACAGGACTACCCAACACAACAACGTGGTATTCCAGATGTACACGCAGGAACGGATAAGCTAAAAGAATTTGAAGAGTTTATGAGTGCTGCAATTACATCCCGTAAAGTAGCGGCATCAGCAATGGCATTTATCACTAATCCAGATTCAGATGATATTGATCTGATTACAAGTGATGAAGTAGCCCATTATGAACAGGACTATTTAAACCCCGCAGCAATCGTAGAACTACAGGCAGGACAGGATATTAAAACTGTAAACCCAACTCAAACCACAGACGGTATCAATGAGTTTACAGATAAGCAAATGCAACTAATCGCAATGGGTTTAGATATCACTACTCAATCACTAACAGGTGATACAAGTAATGCCTCATTTAGTGCCGCAAAATTAGTAGACAAATTACAACAATCAACCTTTAAAGGCCGTACAAATGCGTTAATCGTTTCTGTACTAAAACCGCTTTATATTCGTTGGTTAAAATCTTCAATGCTAAATAATCCAGTGCTAAACAATTTAAGTTTTAGTGACTTTGATAACCTTACCCACGCTCAATATGTACCAACTCGCCAGATTAGTTTAGATCCATATAAAGATTTACAAACTGAAGTTCTCGCAATTGAAAACGGATTGAAGAGTAAAGCAATGGTTATTTCAGAAATGGGCTATGACCCGCAAGTAGTTTTTGAAGAAATTAAAAAGGAAGAAGTAGAAAATGGAATTGAACCAACTACAACAAATGAGGGCGATCAACCTAACACAGATAAGTAATGCTATTGATGAAGTAGATCGTACCGTTGAACTTTCCTTTGCCTCAGAAATTCCAGTAACACGCGAAATAGAAGGACAGCTCTATAATGAGATCCTTCTATGTAATCCAGAGAACGTACTACTAAATCGTCTTAACGATGGAGCACCAGTTTTAATTGAACATGATGCTTCCCGCCAAGTGGGAATAGTAGAAAACGCTCGCGTAGATATGGATAAAGTATGTCGGGCAACGGTTCGTTTTAGTGCTCTTGGAAGTGCCAACACTATATTTGGAATGATCCTGGAAGGTATCAGACCTAAAGTCTCAGTAGGCTATAACATTCGTGAATATTACTTTGAAGGTAATGATCTAATCGTTACACGTTGGGAACCATACGAAATTAGTAGCGTAAGTACTCCAGCGGATAATTCAGTGGGCATTGGACGTTCACTAAATAGTAATGATGAAATCACTTTAAAGGATGAAACACAAATCATGGATGAAAATCTAAACCAAGAAGTTATTACAGAAGAAGTAGAAGTACAGGAAGAAGTACAAGAAGTAATTACCGAAGAAAAAGCAGTAGTAGCCGAAGATATTCAAGAAGTAGAAGTACAGATTGAAGTAGAAGCGGAACGTTCAATTGATATTAGTTCAATTGTAGACGCTGTAAAAGAATCACTAAATAAAGATGTAGAAGATAAGCGAGTACGCGAACTTCAATCTATTTCAGCGGTGTTAGGGATTGATACCAATGAAGCAATTAAAAATAACGTAAGCGTAGAAGAATTTAAACGCTCACTAAATAAAGAAAATCAACCAATTGATAAGGAAATCAAAATGGAACAAAAAAATGTAATCGCTGAAGGTCTACGTAGTCTAAAAGGCGAAGCTAACGAACTAGCTACACTTGATCGCGGTTCACGTGGTTATTCCGTAGATATGAACGCAATGGTACGTTCTACTTCAGATACAGTATCTACCGTTACCGCAGCAGGTCTTGTAAAAGAGCAACTAGCCGATTCTTATATTCGTGAACTACTAGCCCGTACTGTACTTGGTCAACTACCAGTAACTGTATTTGGTGGTCTTGATGGTCTTGGTAATTTCTCTATTCCACGTGCTAAAGGTATGAACCCTGTAGCTCGTTTCTATGCTGAAGATGAAGCAGTAGTAGATGGTTTTGAGAACTTCGATAAGATCACTCTAAAGCCTACTATGTTTGCCGCAGGTATGAAAATTACCAAGCAAATGCTTTTGAGTAACGCAGCTACTGAACGTTATGTAACTGACGAACTACTACGCCATTGTTCAAACGGTCTAGAGCAAGCTGTATTTGCTAAGATCGCTCTAGAAGTACCAGTACAGACTACCGCAGCAGCAGGTGTAGTAGATGTAGCAGATATTCAAGTAGCAATTCAAAAACTTGGTGTAGCAAACGTAGATGTAAATCGTTGTGTTGCTATTGTCCATCCAGCAATGTTAGCAAAACTACGTCAAACCGCAGTTCTAGGTAACACCGCAGCCGTTTCTATGGTTGCTGGTCATCGTTACGATATGTGGCTAAATGATGAAGTACGCGTAATTGAATCTACTTTCGTAGCTCAAGACTCTATCGTAATTGGTGACTTCTCAGAACTAATTTTTGCTAACTGGAATTCGGGTCAAGAATTGGATTTTGACGATACTACTTATCGTGCGGCACAAACTATTGCTATTCGTTCATATCAGTACCTAGATACTGCCATTGCTCATCCAGAAGCATTTGTACAAATCAAACTACAAGCATAAGGAATAACCATGAGGCATTTTACAAGTAATCAAGTTGATACTTTTCTAAATGCCTTTGGTGAACCTATCACTTACGGGGCGTCAACATTTAGAGCAATTCTTGATGTTCGCCCCGTAGTCATTGAAGGAACCGAAGGATTAATAGAAGATGAAGAAACATTTCTATCAGCAAAATCAATAGATATTAGTGGGTTAAATCTATCTATTGGTTCTCAGCTAATAGTACGCGGTACTGATTATACCGTATACAGAATTTATAACGACCTAAGCGGAGTAATTGAAATCTATATCCGTGTAACAATAGCGGGGCTTATTCCATGAAACTAATTGAAAACATGAAAGTCGCTACTGTTACCGTACTAAAAGGTTATCAAGAATTAACCCCATCTTTAAGTACAGGCACAGGTAAAGATATTTTTCAGATGGTCACATTTGACTATCAACTTGAAGCAGCCAACTTTAATGGAAATTCTCGTTTACGTGGGCAATTCGATATGGAGTTTTTAGTAAGTCCCCAAGTGAATACTAAAACCCCATCAACAAAGTACGATGAATTAATTACATATTTTGAAGCAAACTATGCCCCAATCTTTAAAGCACAGGGTGTAACTGTACTATGGGTTAACTATGGCAATAGTTCATTAGTCACAGATAAAACTACTGGTATTTCATCCCTTATTTTCACACTAAATATTGAAGCATTAGAACGAAAATAAGGATTCAAAATGGCAGATATTTTTAATGGCGGTACAGTCAAGTTATTTTATAATCTTGACACGGCAAATCAAAACGTAATCAGTAGTGGGAATATTGAGATTGAAAACGTTGCTACATTCCCAACATTTAGTATTAGTGATTCAGCTAATAAAATTGAAACATATGATTCAGAATATACCCGTACTGTAGTTGGTGATAAGGCTATTGGTGATCTAGAGATCGTAGTGAACTATAGACCGGATTCAGAAACACACCAATTCTTAGACTCAGCATACGATAACAAAACTGAATTCCAGTTAATTGTAAATTACATTGAAGATCAAGACGCAGGAAAGGTAGAAGCCGTAATTGTATCGGGTAATATTAACTCCCGTATGATCTCTGGTGATAAAGACGATGTAGTACGTATGACGTATACCTACTCACCCCGTACTATCATTTCAATGGGTACTCGTTTAATTCCTCCTGTACTACGCCGTGGTAATTATGGGGTAGGTTCAGACGGTACACCAGATTACCCACATTACAGCCCACAGGAAGCAGAAGGTAACGCATTTGTAATGATTCCAGCGGCAGACCTAGATAACCCCGCAGGAACGGATCTATACGGTATTGAGTTAGTATCACAACCTACGGGACAATCTAACACTAACCTAATGTTAACCGACTCCGGCGATCTACGCATTTACGCACGTAATAATACTACGCCGTGGTCACGTGTTTATACTTCTGGTGAATCGGATACTTTATATCTAAGTAAAGCTAATAACTTATCAGATCTTGATAATGTAATCACCGCACGTAGTAACTTAGGCATTCTAAGTACCACAGAAAATGACGCACGTTACATGATCGGATCGCGTAACCTTTCAGAATTAACGGACGTAACAGCAGCCCGTACTAAACTTGGAATTATTAGTACACTACAAAGTGATGCTAAATATCTACAAGCGGTAAATAACCTTTCCGAACTAACGGACGTAGTAGCAGCCCGTACTAACTTAGATATGTCATCATTTCATAATAATAATTTTGATGCTTATGTACGTAACCCCACAAACTATAACCAATTTTTTTATGTGAATAATACAGGTAGATGGGGGGCATATGATGCTGAAACATTACAGGACATTCCACTTGGAGTACAACAGGGTGGTACAGGTTCAAGTACTCCAGCAGGAGCAAGAACCAATCTTCAAGTAGAACGCTTATATCAAGACACCACACAAACTACTATTGCTTCCGCAGATGGAAGGAGCCTATTAGTTATGCCTAATAACTCGGCAGATTGGGGGGCGATCTACTGGAATGGTTCATCATATGAAGTTGTACCTTTATCTATTTCACGTGGTGGTACAGGAGCAACTACAGTACAGCAAGCTAAAATAAATCTTCAAATAGAAAGATTACAACAACAAGATAACGGTACTTTCCTGCGTGGTAACGGCACTTCAAACGTTGGTCTATTTGTACAGGATGGTACATGGGGGGCTATGAATTTAAGTTCGGGTGCTCGCATTGCCTTACCTATTAACAATGGCGGTACTGGAGCATTAACAGTTGATGGAGCAAGAAATAATCTTAATTTGGGTGCTGGTCAGTCAGTAGATTTTTCTGGCATAAATGCTAACCAGTGGAGTGATGCGGCACAATATAACGGTGGTGTACTAACAAGTAGATTAATGAATACATCTAATGGAACAAGATCATGGTCCCGATTTTATTCTGAAATTCAAGCCGATGGAATACCAAAAACTACTATACATAGTGGTGATGGTGCTACCCGTAACGCTTATATGCAATTTACCTGTACTGGATTATTAAGTGGTATTGATACACTTTCAGTTAATACTAAAATCCGCACTCCAACAATTGCTGTTACTGATCGTATGTCAGTTGGTACACCCGGTGATGCTCAGGCGTTAGGTGCTCGTTCAATAGCTATTGGTGATAGTGACACTGGTTTTGCTCAGCGTAGTGATGGTATTCTCGATGTTTACACGAATGCGGTTAACCGTACTACATTCTCTACTGAGGGTGTTATTACAAGTGTAGTAACTGGTAATGGTGGTGGTTATGGTCCTGTAATTCGTAAATTACAAGCCCAGCAAGCAGATACTACAAGTTATTACAACCAACTATCTTACTTGGAAAACTCCAAGATGAACGTTACCAACTACATAGTACACGATGCTGGTAACAACTCAGATCAAAACGTTTTTCAAATAGTGACGTTAACAACTCCTACATTGTGGTTTTCGATGCGTGCTGATAGTGGGTTTTATACACCAGAAGGACGCGTAGCTATTCAAGGTTCAGATATTAGAATCAAACGTGACTTTAAACCAGTAAAGGCTGGAGCATGGGATCGTATTTCTGCTATTAAAATTTCTGAATTCAAATACAAAAATAATGATATACAACAACGTGGTTATCTTGCTCAGGATATGCGTTTTATTGATCCAGATTATGTATTTGAAGGGGGTACATCTACAGATGAAAATGGAAACACATTTGAAATACTAAACGTTAATGATAAGGCAGTAAATGCCGATGTTATTACGGTAGTACAGGAACTTCAATCTAAAGTAGAGTCAAATGAAGAAACTATTGCTGTACTAACTTCTAAAGTAGAAGCACAGGCTTTACAACTTGAATCACAACAACAACAAATTGATGAACTAAAAGCATTAGTACAATCACTAATTACTAAATAAATACAACGTGGGTAGAGGGACTACCCACAAATAAACTTATATAAGGATATAAAAAATGGCATTTGATATTTTTTCAGGCAGTAACGTTACTGTAGAAGTCGGCACTCATACAGCAGGTTCTAAAACAGTAGCTACTGACTTTAAAGAAATTCCAGAATTGGGTAGTTTCCCAACTATCGGAGCAGAGAACGTAGTGATCGACGTTGTAGAATACAATGATAAGTACAATCGTAAGCTAATTGGCAGTAAGTCAGTACCTGATATTACTTTGACAGTACACTATCTTCCAGATAATGAAGTACACATTGATCTACTAAACGCGGAAGAAAACCAACTACGTAAACAATTTCGTATTACTTACTATGAAGATGGTACTCATACTAATGGGTATCAAATTGTAGTAGTGGGTTTTGTATCTAGTTCAGTTACTTCAGGTGATAAAGACGCCCCAGTAGATCGCGATTTTATTATTTCGGTCGATGGTGGTCCACTAGAAGCTAAAGTAATTCCAGTAGTGTAATAAATAAGGATGTGAATCAATAACGGTTCACATCCTTTTTTTATGGAGAACATAATGAACATTGAAGCACTCAAAAAAGCACTAAAACCAAAACTACATAAAATCGAAGTTGAAGGTATTGAATTATACATTTCCCGTCCTACAGTAAAAGACGCACCCCATTGTACTGACGTTCTATCAGTACTGGTATATTGTGTTAAAGATGAAAACGGGGAATCAGTTTTTGATAAAGACACAGCACAAGAAATTGATGCTACCGTAGCAAATGATATCTACATTAAAGTTTTAGGACTACTCACCGTTGAAGATGGTGTAGACGAAGTAGAAAAAAAATAAGAGTGAATCCTCAAGCCCGCTTTAGTATTAAGATGCTACATAAGCGGGGACTCTCACCCCAAGAATTAGACGAATTAGATCCAGATATCTTTAATGCCCTTTATATCTATGATCAACTAATTGAACCTAATGGAGCTAAAACGGATATGATCGCACATGCTCAATTATGCCACACATTATTACTATCTTCTCAGAGTATTACTAAAGAAGGGCGTAAAAATCTAACTCTAAATGATTTTGATTATCTAGGGATTCTTGGTGATGATTCACTCACGGCGAAAGAAAAGAACGCCAAACGTGAGAAAAAGAAAGAACAAAATACAAAACAAAACGCGGCATCATTTGGGGCAATGATGAAAGGACTTGTAGAAGGTAAGAATAATGGCAAGAAATAAAAAGATAATTGTAGAAGTAGATGGTGATACTACTGGTTTACAAAAGAAGTTAAACCAAGCAGAAGATAGTATAGGCAAGTTCGGTAAAAAGGCTGGCGGTACTATGGGATCTGTAGCCGATAATATCAGTGGTGGTATCGGGCGTATCTCAGGTGGTCTAACTGGTCTGGTAGGTGCGGTAGGCATTGCGGGTACAGCACTAGCAGGACTTACACTAAAGGCTAACGATCTAGTACGGGAACTTAATCAAGTAAGTACGGCATCAGGTTTATCAGTAACGGCAATTCAGCAATGGAATCAGGCATTTCGTGAAACGGGGTTAGCCGTTGATAAGGTCATGGATCTAAATCAGGACTCACTCGATAAGCTCGGTGATGCGTACCGTAACGGTGGTTCATTAGTAGATGACTTTGTAGCGGCAGGTTTAAACATCAAAGAGTTTACACCACTACTTAATCAGACGGATGGCGGTTTAAAAGCTGTAATTAAAACTTTCTTTGATTTAAAAAAAGCTGGAGCGGATCAAGCTACCCAAACTTGGCTACTTGAAACATTAGCAAGTGATGCCAGTAGATTAATACCAATACTAAATCAATCAGCAAGTGAACAAGACGCATGGAATAAAATCCAATCACAAACAGTAGCAGTAACTGAAGAAGCGGCAAGAAACTTTAAAGAATTTGATAAGAATCTAAATACTCTCACAACTACCGGACAAACTTACTTGATTGATGTTTTAAATCCAGTAGTGAAAAGTACAAACGATTTAATCGAAGCAATGAATTCTACTAATGATAATTTCTTTGTAAACCTAATTGATAAGGCAAATGAATTTCAGGCAATTCTAAATAAAATTGGTATGTTTCCTGGCTTGGGATTTGTCACAGATGCTATTAGAAGTTCATTACCTGAAACAGATAACACTTCAAATACTCCTGTACTAAATCCCCCTTCAAGTGCTTTTACTGGTAAAGCTGGCGTACAACCAAATGCGAATACTGGATGGGTAGATAAAGGTAAGGCACAGGCAGAAGCCGATAAAGCATTAAAGGCACAGGAAGCCGCAGCACGTAAAGCACAAGCCGCAGCACAAAAGGCCGCAGCCGCACGTGAAACAGCCCAACGTAATTGGGAAACAGCACTAACTAATATTGCCGATAATGCCAATGAAATAAGACTACAGAATTTTGACCGCCAACAATTACAGCTACAGAAAACCATTAAAGATACTGGTGCTATTCTCAAGAAGTCGCAAGACGAAATAGACGCAATGGTAGATAAAGCTAAAGAGTCGGCAGCACAAGCCCGTACTGAATTAGTAGATCAAATGATTGGTTATAGTAATCCTAATCAGGACTTAATTGATCAAAACAATCTATCAGGTCTTAACGGTACTCAAAAAGGTTTCTTAGCAGATCAACAAAATCAGCGTATTAATGGTGGTAATCCATTTGCCTATGATAATACTGAAAAGTTACTTCAAGAGAACGCACAGAGGGAACAATTAGAACTTCAATTAAATGAAAAACTACTTGCTGGTACTGAAGATTTTGAAAAACGCAAAGCTGAAATCAAGGCACGTTACGCAGAACAAGCCCTACAGTTAGAACAGCAAAACGCACAGCAACAATTATCTCTTATGTCAACCGCAGCGGGTGATATGGGTACTATGTTAGCGGGTGTTTTTGGTGAATCTTCAGGTGCGGCAAAGGCAGCCTTTGCTATTCAGAAAGGAATATCAATGGCTCAGATCATGATGAACCTACAAGTAGCACTATCCAGTGCTTTAGCTACTCCTTTTCCGGCTTCATTGGCGGCATATGCTCAAGTAGCAAGTATGGGAGCACAGATTATTAGTACAGCGGGACAATTCCACGGCGGTGTAGATTCTCTTGATCCTTCTATGGATAACAAATCATTTGTACTAAAAGCTGGTGAACGTGTAGTACAGCCAGAAGCGAATAAAAAGCTAACACAGTTCTTAGATGATAATGCGAGTAATGGCGGTACTGGTGAAACAGTTATTAACGCACCTTTAATTATTCAAGGTAACGTAGATGGCGGTGATGATGAAACATTTAATAAGATGTTGAAAAAACACTCTCAATCAGTAAACCAAGCTGTTATATCAGCACAGAAACGCAGTACATAATATGGGGGCTTCATGCCCCCTAAATACATTAAAATAAGGGGCATATAATGGCACAATTAACTTTTAAAAATGTATCTATTAGTGACTTTACACTACAGGATCAATCACCACAATATTCTAATCAGTCATGGACGGGAGCACTAATTCAACGTAGTACGGGTGTCCAATGGTATGATTATCAATTTACACTTTCATTCAATCAAAAAGACCGTTTAGAAGTACTGGCATTCTTAGCCCAATATAGACAGGGTAAACCTTTTCAGATGAGCATGGGGCATTTATCCCAATATAACGGATCTCAATCTGGTACGGTAACTTCAAAGGTAGCTGTTAACCGTGGGCTTTATAAAGTACAGACCAATTTACCGCAAACTTTAGAAGTAGGGGCAATGATTCAATTTGCCAACCATAAGAAACTTTATACTGTAGTACAAAATACGGGTTCTGAATTATCTTTGTTTCCGGCACTTCAAGCTAACGTACAATTGGGTGAAACTATTTTTTATAATGGCCTTGTAATTGAAGGTACATTAGCACCTGATAATGATTACCAAATGCCAGTTACTAACCTTGTACAAATGCAGTTTAAATGTCATGAGGTAGTACGCTAATGAATCCAAATATCTTAACCAATCCGGCACTATTAGAATATTACAATCTATTCAGGGGTACAAATAAGACAGTACTAACTATTATGGATGTACTTTCTATGGGTGTTCACGTAAGGGCATTTGATGTAATACCTAAGAGTATTCCCCCGTTTTACTGGAATGATGGACTTAACCCCATTACATTTGGCGGTACTCAGTATACCCCATTTCCCGATTTAATAACGGACTCACTACCCGCATTTTCAGAAGAGAAGCAAATAGTGAACGCCGCAATGACTTTTAAAATCAGTAATGTGAATGGTTCAGTACGGGCATTATCGTTAGGTGGTGCTCTTAAAGATGCTCAAGTAAACCTATACATGGTAATTCTCAATCCGGCAACGGGTGATGTACTGGATTATTGGCGTATGTACACTGGCTTTATTGACTTTATCGAAGCCACTGCTAACCCAATCAGTACGACAAATGAATTAACCGTAACAGTTAACTCAGTTTATAAACAACTCGACCTACAGACACGTACACTTGCCGCTAACTCAGTATATCAAAGTTACTATAAAGGCGATGAAATCATGTCATTACTTGGTGTAGTAAATAGTGGTCAAACTTGGAGATACAAATAATGGATTTATTCACAATCGTAAGTACCGCATTGAGTACGGAATATAAACTTGGTACTAATGACTGTAATCTAATGTGCTTACAAGTTTTAGATTTACGTTCGGGTACTGACTACTCCCAAATTGCCAAGTACAAAACAATTAAAGCAGGTGTAAAACAACTACAATCACTCGGCTTTATTAGTACGGGTGATATTATCATTAAATATAGTGATCCCGTAGAATTACCAATTGATGGTGATATCTGGATTAGTGATGATAATCCCCTAATTATGGGCGTAGTACATTCCAATAGACTAATTGGAGTTGATGAAGATCACACACATTTTAAATTAATAGCTATCCCACGGAATGGGAAGTTTTACAGAGTAAGGAAAAACTAATGGGTAAAGGTGGAGGCGGTTTTCTATCCGCAATTGTAATGGCTGTAGCCGTATTCGCGGCATTCTATACGGGTGGTGCTTCCCTGTATGCGGCGGCGGCATGGGGAGCGGGGGCAGGTGCTCTATCTTTCGTCATGTCCTCACAATTGGCACAGATTGGTACTACTGGTTATGATGATGCCGCTACATCATTAAGTAGATCTACCAGTCCGGCAAGTGGTTTACCTGTACTACTTGGTGGTGATGGACCAACCATTGAAGGAAAAAACGGTTCTTTCGTACTATCCGGTACTATTGTAAGTTGGTATAACATCAAGAATAGTGATTCACAATATCTTTATACTGAACACATCGTAGCAATGGCAGGAACGGAAAAATGGATTGAACAAATCTATATTGATAAAGAACCAGTTTTAGAGACAAGCATCAGGGCAGATGGTGTTGTATCACCTAATATGATAAAACCAGAATTTCGCCCATATCTACAATTGGAAGTACGTTTTGGTGGAGCATATACAAATACTAAAACCTTAGCTACTGAGTATGCGGGACCACGTTATAATAATAATTTTCGTGGGGATGGTGTTGTATCAATTGCAACTGTAATTAAGAAAACACAGGATTCATTAGAAACCAGTACTCTAGTAAATGACAACTACGTAATGCAAGTAGAACTAAAGGGACAGGTTATTACAGATCTTTCGGATATGTCCCGTAAACCTTCTAGTAATGGCCCATCCCAGATATATGAAATCCTCACTAACCAAATTTGGGGTATGGGACTTGAACCTGCATTAATTGATATGGATTCATTTAGAACAGCGGCACAGTACTGTAAAGATATGTCCTTTTATTCTAATGGTGCAGTATCATATAATGAAACTTATAAACAGACTATCGAATCAATTCTCCAAACATTCTCAGGATTCGTATATACGAATATGGGTAAAATTTGTTGTGGTGTGGATCGTAAATCCGTATCACTAAAAACATTCAATGAAACTAATATTGTGGGTGACGTTAAAGTAGTCACATCCGGTACTAGTAATTATTGTAATACTATTGATGCAAAATATACGGCGGTAGGTAATAAGTACGGTAATGATATTGTACGTTTTCCTTCAGAAATTTCTCAAGATGAAGTGATTCGTTCAGATGGTCGGGTAATTACCAGAGCATTAGATTTTACTTGGGTTTATGAGAAAACACATTTAGCACAATTGGCAAACCGTGAACTTCTCAAGATGAAGTACGGGCAAAACGTAATCACACTAACTACCCCCGATGCTTGGGATCTTGAAATCTATGATTGTGTAGATGTACATCTACAGGAACTTGAAATTAACTCTAAGTACCGCATTGTAGCTAAAGATATTAGTACAGCACAGGATTCATTAGGATATATTCAGCTAACACTAGCACAGACTAATGATGGTATCTATGAAGGTAAAGATCCGGGTGTATGGACTCCAGATGGTTCAATCAATAATGTCATTGGTGTACAACCCCCAAGTAACCTAGAAGTGGTCAAAAAGGGCGGTACTATTAATGGTATGATTGTTAATATGTCATGGACGGCTTCACCAGATCCTAACCTACGTGGATACTATGTATATTATCGCCGTTCCGGTACTAATGATTGGTCATATCTTGCCGCTACAAATATCTATGAAACTTCATATGACGTTTATAATTTAGTAGATGGTGTTAAATATGATTTTGCGGTAGCCGCATACAATAACTTAGGTTTTGTTTCAAATAAACTTGAAGTTAATGGTGTTACGCCAGATTTTAACTTTACATTACCAACTCCTACGGGACTTGTACTAATTAACGCTTCAATCAATGCGACTACCACAGAGGCAGAAGATTTTTATATTGGCTGGAATGATCAAACTTCACTACAAGTTAATGGTAGACCGTTTATGGATTACTTTAAAGAGTATGAAATAGGCGTTTATAAATCAGGTGTGAAGGTCAAAACTTACCGTACTAAAGATCTTACTTTCATGTATACCCTAGCACAAAACAGGGCAGACGACATAGGGCGTACAGTACGCTTCAGTGTCTCCGCACGTGGTTTTAGTTCGGGTACGTACTCAGCCGAAGCATTCATTGAAGTAACGAACCCACAAGCCCCACAGGTACTAGATTTTAAAGTAGCTAGTGGTATTGGTGCTCTTGCCTTTACATGGTCAGTGGCTAACCGTCCGATTGACTTTGATCACATGATCTTTCAAGTCTCCAGTACAAGCGACTATTCAAGTGGTGTAATCACGCATACCAGTACCGCAGCGTTTACGGATTGGATGAGCGTACCTGATGGGGAATACTACATTAGAGCGGCACAGGTGGACGTATACGGCATGGATGGTTATGTCAACTGGACTTTATCACTACCATATAAACAGAATACTTCTATCCCATTCTCACAGTTAAATGAAGATATTATAGATGGTGTATTAGATTCGGCTAAGATGAATACTATTAAACAAGAGATCATTGATAATGTCGATTTCAAAGGCTGGCAAGTTGTCGCTAACCAAAATGGATATATTTCTGGGATTGCTCTTGGGAATGATGGTAAAGAATCAGTATTCACCGTTGTAGCAGATCGCTTTAGTTTAATTAGTTCAGCTAATGCTAGCGATACGACGCGTAACTATCCTTTCGTAGTTGATGCCAGTACAGGTACTACATATTTGAAATCGGCAATGATTCAGAACGCAAGTATTAACGGTGCTCAGATTGCCCAAGCGACGATCCAAAATGCGAATATTGCCAATGGTGCTATTAATTCACTTAAAGTACAGGACGGAGCTATAACCAACTTAAAAATCGGTAATGAGATCTATTCTAATAACTATGTTTGGAATAAGTCAGGTTGGTACATTGGTAAAGATGGTAATGCTTTTTTCAATAATGGTAACTTCCGTGGTACTGTTTATGCTACTGGTGGTGAATTTACAGGTACGGTAAAAGCAACAAGTTTTGTTGGTGACATTGTGAATGGGAATGTATATCCAGATACTGGACTGGTGAGAATAGATAAGCCTTCAGGTGGTACGCCTGTTACTGGTTCCAGAACTTACTATTTTAACTTTAGTGATAGTACCACAGATGCGAGAAGTAAAAAGATTGTTTTTGATATGAACTTTCTACGTAGTATTTCTTCTGGTGGTGAAACAGTACAATGTAGTATTAATATTAACGGCTCAGTACGTACATATGCGGTGAACGATACCTACACATTACTACGCCATTCGGCAGTTGTTGATTCGCCAAATGTTTATGTTAGCGTTACTGTAAGTTATAGTTTAACTAATACTGTAGCACACGGGTTGACATTTAATTGCCTAACTCCAATGATGCAAATCATGCGGGGTAATGGTTCATTTTGGCAATAAAAGGGGGCATTATGCCCCCTTTTTTATTTGTTAACTAATTGTTTTACCATATCATTTAAACGATTTGGTGTCTGTCGATACCATAAAGAATCTTTAGCCTGTTTAATTGCTTCCTTATAGTCCTGTACTTTTAGGGCGGCAATCATCTTTTTGAATTTCTTAGTACCTGCTAAACCTAATTGAAACACCATAATGATCATGAAATCTTCCCAATCCTTTGGGAGTGTAAGACCAAGTGTTTTTACATCTTTCATAGTACGGTCAATATCCCATGCCAATAATAAATCGGCATCCATTGGGGTAATACCTGATTTGAATTTTTCACGTTCATGGTTTTGTACTAAATGCCCGTAGCCTATCGTGTCGTATCCTTCAGTATCTTTATACATCCAGAATTTACCTTGTTTAAAATATCCACGTGTTGCTTGATACTCTTTTGTACCTTCATAGTTAATTAATCGTTGTTTTAAATCCATTACTAAATACCTCATAAGAATAATAATTTATGAGGTATTTATGAAGGACTGGAATTATTCACCGGATTGGTCTGAGAACGATTTACTTGATGGTTCATCCGTTGGTTTTGTTTACTTGTTTCAATTTGAAGATGGCTATTACATCGGCGTAAAACAAATATGGAAAGGGGTAAAGGACTGTACAAAATTGACAGGGGCAGAAAAAGAAAATGGCTGGCGAGACTATAAGACAAGTTCTAAGAAAGTACAGAACATGATTGATTCTGGAATGGATTATACCCGTACTATCCTATGGGGCTTTGAGACAATGACAGAAGCAAACTATGTAGAATCCTTTCTAATCCTCACACACTCACTTGATGAAAACATTTTGAATAAGGCAATGATGACAAAATGCCGTATTCCCAACAACACACAGAAACGAAAACTAAAAGGAATTATAAGGGCTATAGAAGAATGGCTAGGAAATATGTAAAAGGCATAAAAGAAGTACAGGGTTATGTGAATAAACGTGGACGTGAAGTTAATAATGAATTTCGCAGTGAGTTAATCAATGATCTACGTAAGCTATCACGTGAACTTCAAACGGGAATCAATCAGGCCGCAGCAGGGGGTGTAGTACCTTTCACTGGTAACGCAATGTTAACATTCTTCTCTAAGCGTCCTACGGGCGTTACCGTAACGATTATGGTTAAGGATATACAGGCACAATATCTATACGGTTCATTAGTAGAGCGAGACAACATTGATAAGTTCATTCCTACTAGTAATGCTCGATTAACTAAACAAGGTAACATTACTGGATTAAAGAGTAATCTTAAATCTGGTAAATATAAAGTAATAGAACAAAAAGGAACTAAACGAATTATTGATACACGTAAAAAAGATGATCGCGTAATAGCGGTCGAAAAGCCAAAAGAACGTAAGATTATCTTTGATTGGTACGCAAATGCCGATAAGAAAATAAATATTGTGATTAATGGTTTACGTGGGGAATTCAGTACAAGGAACAAGTAATGATAGAGATAATGCAAAAACACTATGAAGAACAAACGCCATATATCTTAGTAGATAATGTAACACCATTGATGAATTCATTACCTTATGATCGTGGGTTTATGGGAAATAAGAAACTAAAGAAGGTACTAAAAAGTCATGAATCTAATGATCAAGTACAGTACATAATGAATATAGCATTTGAAAAACCCCAGGATCTAAAAGAAGGTGATGTAGTAGAGTGGCAATTACGCGATTTGGTATTAGATGTTGTTGTACTCAGTCATGAAAGGGTTTTTGTAAAAGGTACTTTCGTTTGGTTATCAATCGTAGGAATAAAAGAATGATAGGACTAATCACAAAAATAATTGAATTGGGTATGGGTTACTTTACTAAAACTAAAGTAATTGAAAAAGAAGTACAAGTAACAAATGCGGAAGGGCAAATTGAAACGAATAAAATTGAAATTGAGAAAAGTTCTTTTCATTGGCGTAACGCACTTGGATTTGTGTTAACTATGATTGTAGCTTACAACTGGTTAATAGTACCGCTACTAGATGCGTTTGGAATTGTAGTTATTCAAGTCCCATTAGGGGAATTGCTTACTATCCTACAAATCATGATAGGCGGAGTATAAAAATAAAATAAGGATAAAGTAATGGACTACATCGCGATAGGGGGTCTATTAATGGCCTTTTGTACATTTATGGGGCGTCTACTCTACAGACGAAAACAAGAGATCTTAGAAGCCGAAAGGCGAATAAGTGATATTGAAAGTAAACTTGCGGTATTAGAAACTAAAACAGAAAGCAATGAAGCAGATATTGATGAATTGTATGATTTAGTACGGGAACTTTCAGACATTAAAAGTGACGTTTCCGAAATCAAAGGAATGTTACGCAGTCAGAAGTGA